CACCGGCCAAGACCGCAAAGCCCGCCGAGAAGCCTGCGCCGAAGCCTGCGGAGGCCAAGGCAGGGCACAACAACCCGCCGGAAGAAACCCCGAAGCTTGATCTGAAGAAGCGGCCCCAAGATCAGCCCGAGGCCCTGCCACGCGGCGAGCGCGGCCAGTTCGCGCCGCGCAGCCAGCCGGATGCCAATGCGCGCCAACAGGCGCAGCCGCAACAGCAGCGCACCCCGGCGCGGCAGCTGCCGAAGGACGCGCCCTACCGCGAGCCGCCACAGCGCATCAGGGAGGCCGCCAAGTATGACTGGGCCGACGCCCCGGAGAGCGTGCGCGGCGAGTTTCACCGCGTGGTGTCCGAGGCCGAGGGCATCCACCGCCAGTACAAGGGAACCTACGACGCCTTCCAGCCGGTGCGCCGCTTCCACGACATGGCGGTAAGCCACGGCACCACGCTGGAGCGCGCGCTGACCAACTACGTCACGATGGAGCAGAAGCTGCGCACCGACGTGGTCGGCGGGCTGGACGTCATCGTCAACAACCTGAACCTGCGCACGCCCGACGGTCAGAAACTGGGCCTGCGCGACATCGCCTACCACATCCTCAACCAGTCCCCGGAGCAGCACAAGCTGGTGCAGCAATCGAACGCCCAGCAGGCCGCCGCCCAGCAGATCGGCGCGCTGCATCAGGAAATCGCAGGCTTGAAAAATCACCTGCAGCAGATGCATACTCAGCAGCAGTTCACCTACACGCGGAGCGCCGTCGATCAATTCGCCGAAGCGCATCCCCGGTTTGATGAACTGGGCGACCTGATCGAAAACGAACTCAAGCTCGGTTTCGATCTGCCGACCGCCTACCAAAGGGCCGAACTGCTGCGGCCCGCCCATGCGGCTCAGACCCGCGCCCCACCGGCTCAGACCCGGACTGCCGACCGAAGTATTTCAGGTTCGCCCGCCGTGGCTCCCTCAAACGGAGCGGCCAAGCGCCCGGAGAAAAAGGTCGAGCGTCGTGACGCCATCCAGAACGCGATCCGTCGCGTCAACGGAGGGCTTTGATCATCTGAACCTTTGGAGCGAACATGCCCAACATCAACACCAACGCTGCGTATCAGCAGATACTCAGCATGGCGCTGGAGGATCGCTCTTCCAGCTATCAGGACCTTGTGTCCAACAACAACGCCCTTCTCGCCGTCATGCGGCGGAAAGGTCTCTGGCACACCTACAGCGGCCCACGCATCCGCCAAACGCTGCAGGTGAGCAAGAACGTGGCTCAGTGGTATTCGGGCTACGATCAGCTGCTCAATCCCGCGATCGATTTGTTCAACGACGCCTTCTACGACCCGAAGATGGTCGTGGTGCCGGTGATCCTGTCGATGCAGGAAATCCTCAACAACGAGGGCGAGGCCCAGTTGATGGACGTGCTCGACGCCTACATGGGCGCTGCCGAACGTCTGCTGGAAGACACCATGGACGCCGGTCTCTACTCCGACGGCACCGCCAACGGCGGCAAGCAGATCACTGGCTTGGCGACCGCTGTCCCGATCGTCACCAACACCGGGGTCTATGGCGGCATCGATCGTGGCACCGCCGCGATCTGGCGCACCTCGACCTTCGACGCGCAGTCGGTGGTCGCCGCGATCGGCACGCAGGTGACGTCCACCACCATCAGGCCGTTCCTGAACTACATCATGACCAACCGCAGCAGAGGCCGCGACTACGCGGACTTGCTGATCATGTCGCCGGAACACTACGCGGCCTACGATGCGGCCACGATCGCGATCCAGCGTCAGCAGAACGAGACCTCGCTCGGCAAGCTGGGCTTCTCCGCACTTGAGTACATCGGCGGCGGCAAGCGCGCCGAGATCGTGCTCGATGGCGGCATCGGCTCCAACATGCCCGCGAACACCACCTTCGGCATCAACACCGACACGATGCGGCTGCGCTACCACCCCAACCGCAACTTCGACAAGGTGTTCGACGGCGACGGTCAGATGCCGATCGACAAGGACGCGATCGCGCAGTTCATCGGCTGGATGGGTGAACTGACGATGACGAACCCGCTGTTCAACTGGCGCTTCTACGACAGCAACCCTGCGGCCTAAGCCGCAGGCACTGGAGCCGCATCTTTAGGTCCCCAAGCCCACGGAGTTGCGGCTCCAGCCCCCCTCACACGGAGACATCCATGCCTAACCAAGACGACACGCTGGTCGTGATCTTCAAGCATCACGCCAACCCGAACGAGGCCAAGAGCCGCGCCGCCGGTCGCCTGATCTGCGACGACGTCGAGGTCTGCGAAATCCGCGCGCCCGCCTCGCGCAACACGGTCTCGGTTCACCCGGCGACCGAACGCTCGCACTGGGATGTCGATCCGCTGACCGGCGCACAGGTTGAAGTCACCTATGCCGAACGCTTCTCCAGACAGTACCGCCAGTTCAAGGCGCAGTCCGCGCAGACGGTGGCGGGCACGCCATTGTCGCACGCGCCGTTCCTGACCGAGGGCCGCCGCGCCGAACTGCGGGCGCTGAACGTCTACACCATCGAGGCGCTGGCCTCGCTCGACGGGCAGGAACTGAAGAACATCGGCCAAGGCGGCCGCGAGCAGAAGAACCAAGCACTGGAGTTCATCGAGCGGACCAAGGCGCTGGTGCCGAACCTGCAGCTGCAGGCCGAACTCGACGCGCTGAAGGCGCAGAACGCCGTGCTGATGGAAGACCTTGAGGCGGCCAAGAGCAGCGCCAGCGAGGGCGAGTTCAAGGACATGAGCCTTGAGCAGATACGCGAGTTCATCACCACCAGCACCGGGCATGCGCCGGTCGGCACGCTGAACCGCAAGTCGCTGATCCGCATGGCGATGGCGGCCCGACCGGAGAAGGTGGCATGACGCTTCTGTCGGTGGTCAAGGATGTCTGCGCAACGGTCGGCGTCACCGTGCCGACCAGTGTGTTCACCAACATCACCGGCAACCGCACCATGCAGGAGATGGTATCGCTCGCCAACGAGATGGCGCAGCGCATCGCCTACGATCTTCGCGACTGGACGCTGTTCAAGAAGACGCAGGTCTTCAGCGGCGACGGCGTCACCAGCGCCTTCAACCTTCCCGCCAACTACAAGCGCATGCTGCTGACCGCGAACGTCTGGCGCTCAACATCGGCGATCCAGCCGATGATGTTCGTGCCCGACTACGATCAATGGCTGCAGCGCCGCGCGCGGGGCTGGACCGCGCCGTATGGCGAGTGGACGATCGTCGGCGGCCAGATGCTGATCATGCCGGTGATGGGCACAGGCGTCACCGCCAGCTTCGCCTATGTCGAGAAGAACTGCGTCAACCTCAAGAGCGGCGGCGTCGGCGACAGCTTCGTGGATGACGGCGACAGCTTCCGGCTCGAGGAGCGACTGCTGAAGCTCGGCATGATCTGGCAGTGGAAGGCCAACAAGGGCAGCGCCTATTCCGAGGACATGGGCACCTACGGGGACGCGATCACCACGGCCATGGGCAAGGACAGTCCGTCGCCGATCATCATCGGGCGCAGGTCTGCATCGTCGTCGATCAATGCCGGTGTCGCCTATCCATGGCCGGTGCCGACGCCATGAGCCAGCATCAGGCCTTCCGCAGGCAGGCGATGCCGCCGCAGGCCGCAGAGCAGGCGCAGGTGGCGACGATCCCGGCCCCGACGCGCGGTTTGATATTGAATGAGAACGAAGCCTTCATGGCTCCCGGTGCGGCAGTTGTGATGGACAACTGGATGCCGACCATGAAGGGCGCAAAGCTGCGCGGCGGCTGCATCCGCTACTGCGACCTGCACGCGCTCGATGCCACCGTGCCGCCCGTGCCGTCGCCCCTGCGCAAGCCGGTGCTGTCGGCGTTCCGCTACGCATCCGGCAACAACCAGCGGATATTCGCCGCCCAAGACACCAAGCTGTTCGACGTCACCGCAACCACGCCCGTGCTGGTGAAGTCGGGGCAGCTGTCGGGCAACTACGTCGCCTCGCAACTCGCCAATCAGGCGGGCGACTTCATGACGGTGGCGAACGATGCGGGCGATTACCTGCTGCGCTACGACGGCACGACGTGGACGACGCTGAACGCGGGCCAGATCACCGGGCCTGCCGGTTCGACCGTGGTCGCCGGTCACAACCTTGTCTACGTCTGGAAGTATCGCAACCGCTACTTCTTCATCGAGGGCGGCTCGATGAACGCTTGGTACCTGCCGCTCAACGCCATTCAAGGTGCGCTCTCGATGATCCCGCTGTCGGGTGCGGCGACCAAGGGTGGCAAACTGCTCGCAGGCTTCACATGGTCGATCGATGCGGGCGACGGCATCGACGACAAATGCGTGTTCATGACCGACCTTGGCGAGCTACTGATTTTCACCGGCAGCGATCCATCCGCCATCGCCAACTGGCGGCAGGAGGGGCGCTACGAGGTCTCGCCGCCACTCGGCATGAACGCGCACCTTGCGGTCGGCGGCGACGTGCTGATCGCGACGGTGGACGGCATCGTGCCGATCTCGGGCGCAATCACCAAGGACCGCACCGAACTCGAACTGGCGGCGATCACGCGCACGATCAAGCCGATGTGGCGCGACGAGGTCAACGCCAAGCGGGCGCTGCCGTGGACGATGTCGAAGTGGGATGAGTTGGGCGGCATCTTCGTCACATGGCCGGGCGGCAATCCCGGCAACCGCTACTGCGCCGCCGTCAATGCGGCGACCGGCGCGTGGTGCCGCTTTGTCGGCTATGATGCGATGTGCTTTGTCCGCATGCGCGCCGATATGTTCTTCGGCAATCAGGACGGCATCGTGATGGAGGCCGACCGCACCGGCTACGACGACGGCGTGCCGTATGTCGCGACCTTGGTCGGCGGCTGGGAAATGTTTCAGTCGGGCGCGGCCACCGTGGTCTGGCATCAGGCGCGTGCGGCGTTCGCCGCCTCGAACGGCCAGCCGTTCCAGCCGCAGCTGTCGGCGACCACCGACTACGTCGTCACCATCCCGCAGCCGCCGCCGCCCGGTCCCGATCCGGGGCCAGCCGACGTCTGGGATCAGGGACTGTGGGATCACATGAAGTGGGATCAGGCCTCGCCCGGCAACCCGGTGGTGCGCAACACCGGCTGGGTCTCGATCGGGATGACCGGCTTTTCCCACGCGCCGGTCGTGCAGGTCACGGTGGCGCAGCAGGCAAGACCAGACGTGGAGTTGATTTCGATCGCAGCCATCTACGCACGCGCAGGCGTCAACGTCTAAGGGGATGAGCGATGCTAACGCCATACGACGAAACCGGAGCAATGGGCGGGCTGTTCGCGCCCGCGCTCATTCGCGGTGATCCGGTTTCGGAGGCGGCGGTCGCGCGCTGGAACGCCGCGCATCTGAAGACGCGGCCCGCACCGGATGTCAACATCCCGCCGCCGATCGCGGCGGCAACGTCGCCGGGAGCGATCGGCTCGGCGACTGATCAGCGTGATGCGATCGCGCGGGCGATGATGAGTGCTGGGCCATCCAACGGCCCGCAGTGGATGGGCGGTACTGGCGGCGAGGTGGGCGGGTTCGTCGATCCCGGTAGTCCCATGCTTGGCACACCCAACGATGTTGGCACGCCTGATGTCGGCGCACCACCGGCAGCACCGCCAGCAGCACCACCTTCGACAGCGCCGCCTTCGACGGCACCGCCGACGAACACCAATGTGACAGTTACCGTCCCGGCGGATAAGGAAAACTCACTCGATCAGCAGATAAACGATCCGACCGCGCCGCAAAATCAATTTGCACCGCCACCAGCGCCCACGCCCACACCGACACCAGCGCCTACGCCCACACCGACGCCGACACCTGCGCCTGCGCCTGCGCCTGCGCCCACTCCACCGACCGCAGAAGATTTGGCAAATCAGGCAACGCAGAAGGCGAACATTGCTCTCAATCCTGCGCTGAAGGGTCTCACACCTGATCAAGTCAAGGACGCTCTCGATCCGATGAACAAGGCGTTCGATCCGCCGTATCAGATGCCGCCGCCGCCGCTTCCCATCGACAAACCAGACCCATTCGAGGTCAACAAGCCGATGATCGAGATGCCGTTTGCGCCGAAGGCACCCGCGCCGCTCAGTCTGCTGTTTGATGAGCCGCCCGCCGTCATGCCGGTGATGTTCGCGCCAGACGTAGAAGACCCGGAGGGATTTTCGCCGGAAGGTCCGATGGGCAGCACCTTCGGCGATCCAACCGGCGTCACTTCCGACACAAGCGTCAGCGTTTCCCCGGACCAAGGTGCCCCTGAAGGGCCTCAGGCCACGTTTGGTGATCCGACCGGCGTCACCGACGACACGGGCGTCAGTGTCAGCGATGTCGGCTACGGCGATCCCGGCTCAACCGCCACCAACGCCGACGGCACCGTCAGCGGCGTCTCCGTCAGCGATGTTGGCTCGACCGCCGACGATGGCGCGACCGGGTCGACCGGCGAAGCGCCCGGTCCCGGCGAAGGCCCCGGTGACAACGGGGGGAATTGGTGATGCCGAACAAGCAAACACAATCCGAAGCCAATTACGGTCGCGGCGATCCGATCAGCCACTGCGGCATCTGTGCGTTCTACCAAGGGCATCGTCACTGCTCCGTGGTGATGGGCAGCGTCAGTCCCTACGGCGTGTCCAATCTATTCCGCCCGGAGGCCAACCCCTTCGGCGGCACACTCACACCAAAGGAAAAGGCCGCCATCGTGGCGATGGCTGCGGATGCCTCTGATCGTTCTGGAGGGTAGGCCTTGCTCGACTACGTCTACGGTCACGACAAGATGGTTGCGGACTTCGTCGCGCAATTGATCCCGTCGTGCCGCGCGCGTGGTTTTCCGGCGGCCTCGAAAGCGATCGGCGTGATCGACGAGCAGGGCAACCTGATCGCGGGCGTCGTCTATCACAACTGGGAGCCTGAGGCGCAGATCATCGAGATGTCGGGCGCGACACTGCCGGGCAAGAACTGGCTGACGCGCAACACCCTGAAGCGCATCTTCCAGTATCCGTTCCTGCAGCTGCGCTGCCAGATGATCGTGCAGCGCGTGGCCGCCGCCGACGAGCGTCTCTTACGGATATTCGCAGCCTACGGCTACATGCTGATCCGGGTGCCGCGCATGCTGGGCCGCGATCGCGACGGCGTGCTGGCGCTGTTGACCTACGAGGACTGGATGAACAACCGCTTCAACGCGCGGTGGAAGCACTACTTGCCCGACGACATTGCGGAGGCGGCAGAATGATGAACTACGGAAACAACGCGCAGCGCGATGCGATCACGCAGGCGCTGTTGAATGTGCAGAACCCGCCGCCGCGTGCCCAGATGCCGCAGATGCCATCAATGATGCAGCAGGCCACCACGATGGCCCCGCAGGCCTCGCTGCCGCCACCGACGGCTGGCGCGATGCCGCCACAACAGATGCCGGGCGCACCGATGCCGCAGCAGGCCGCGCCGAACATGGGCATGCCGCAGACACCGATGCCTGCGCCGGGAATGCAAAACACGCCTCCGCAAATGCCGGGCGCTGCGCCGCCGCCCATGGGGTACTGAGATGTCAAAACCCGACCCTCCCAGCCCGCCCAACCCGATTGCAACGGCAGGTGCCGCGACCGGCACCAACGTCTCGACGGCGGTTGCGAATGCGTTCCTGAACAACACCAATCAGGTCACGCCCGACGGCTCGCTCGATTACAACGCCACCGGCAACTACTCTTGGACCGATCCCACCACCGGCTCGACCTACAACATCCCGAGGTTCACGGCGACGCAGACGCTGTCGCCGCAGCAGCAGTACATTCAGGGGCAGAGCGAGGCCGCGCAGTACAATCTGGCCGGCATGGCGAACGCGCAGTCGGCGCGCATCTCGAACCTGCTCTCGAACAGCATGGACCTTAGCGGCGCGCCAGCGCGCGGCGACGCCAGTTCGATCTCGGGTATCCCGCCAGCGCAGACGTCGTTCGCCGACAGCGGGAAAGTCCAGACCGACTTCGGCGGCGCGGGCGACATCACCAAGACCTACGGGCCTGCGGACAATTTTTCCGCCGACCGGCAGCGGGTCGAGGACGCGCTGATGGCGCGGATGAACCCGCAACTCGGCATCGAGAAAAGCCGGCTTGAGCAGCAACTCGCCGATCAGGGCATCCGCTACGGCTCGCAGGCCTACAACGATGCGATGGACAATTACTCGCGGCAGGCCAACGACGCGCGCTATGGCGCGATCAGTCAGGCTGGCCAAGAACAGCAGCGCATGACGCAGGAGGCGGGCGCGCTCGCCGCCTTCCAGAACCAAGCGCAGCAGCAGGGCTACGAGCAATTGCTGGGCCGGGGCTCGTTCGCCAATCAGGCGCAGCAGCAGCAGTTCACGCAGGATGCGGCGCGCGGCACCTTCGCCAACTCCGGTCTGGCGCAGCAGATGCAGCAGCAGCAGGCGGCGTTCAACGCGGCGCAGGCCGCGCGCAACAGCTACATGCAGGAGCAGTACGCGCAGCGCAACCAGCCGATCAACGAGATCACGTCGCTGCTCTCCGGCTCGCAGGTCCAGAACCCGAACTTCGTCAACACGCCCGGCTCGCAAATCCCGACCACCGACGTCGCGGGCCTGATCAACCAGAACTTCAACCAGCAGCAGGGCCTCTACAACAGCCAGATGCAAAACTGGAATTCGCTGATGGGCGGCGTCCTCGGTCTCGGGGCCGGCGCGATGAAGCTGTCGGAT